TCCCGCATCGATGGCCGGAATCCCGGCAGATACTGCCGATCCTCTGCGCGCGAGATCGCGCGGATCTGCTGCACCATGCGGTTGATCTCGCGCTTCGCTTTACGGTACGTTATCGTCGTCATCTTCTCGCTCCTTTCGCACCGACCATCGGCGCGACACCGGCATCATCGCAGCCAATCCTTACGCGAAACTTACAGCTTCCAGAGGGGCGAAATCGGGGGGCTACGAAAAACGGGGTGTTCACTCTAGGGGGGCTATGGGGGGCTATGGATTTCTCTATAGGTTTAGAAGAATGGGAGGGTAAAAGCGATTTCGGAAACCATAGCCCCCCATAGCCCTTTAGCCCCCCGATTGATTTCGGGGGCTATGGGGGGCTATCGAAAAAGCATAGCCCCCCACTGCCCCCAAGCCTCGGGGGGCTATTGGGGGCTATCGTTTCGCAGGTGGGGGGTCTTGTCTGAGCATAGCCCCCCACTGCCCCCCGGCGAGTTGGGGGGCTATCGGGGGCGACGGGGGGCTATTTGCCCTCGCAGAGTTGCACAAAAATGAGGCAGTTTTTGACGTTTTCGGGGGTCTTCGAGGGTCGGGGGGCTATTGACGGGGGGGTCGGGGGGCTATCGGCGGGCGGAGGCATAGCCCCCGGGGGTCGGCGCTGCCGCCCAGGTGCCGCCCAGGTGTGCCGGAATACGGTACGGGGTAGGGTATCGGGGTTGTTCGGGGCGCGAACGGACCCCCCCACCCCCAGCCCCGGTGGGGTCCGAGCGACGGGCGGTCAATGGTACGGACCCCCCGCAGCCGATTTTTTTTTGCAACGCTTTTGCTCGCCCCCAGACAAATTTTTTGCATTCAAAAATCTCGCACGCTTGGCGTAAACTCGCGACATCGCTACGCTCCAAAACATGTTCCGCGACCTCCCCATCACCGCCAGAGAGTTAAAAGCCACGCCCGCGATGCTGGAGCGCATTTACGAGGGCGCGAAACTGGGACTGCGCGGCGATTCGCTGGCGCTGGCTGCGGGAATGTTGCCGGTTGAGTTGGCGCGGCTGAAGCTGATGGACCCGATCGCAGAGATCGCGGAAATGAAGGGCCGGGCGGACAGCGAGATGACGATGTCGAAGACGTTGTACGAGGCCGCGGAAGCGGGTGATTCGAAGGCGGCGCTGGAGTTTCTGCGGCACAGGCACGACTGGGTAGCGAAGCAGCAGGTACAGGTAGACGTCGCGCAGTCGATCTCGATCACTGCGGCGCTGGAGATGGCCGAGAAGCGCGTAAAGGCTGCGGAAGTGATTGAGGATGCGGTAGAAATCCGGCCCCGGCTCGCGCCGCAGGCGCTGGCGGAAATGGGCCCGGTATAACCGAGGAATTGCGTGCAGACGACGAAATACACTCCGCAGGAGGAACAGGCGCTGATGAGTCGCCTGTGGAGCGCAAAGCTCCGCGACGACCCCGAAGCGTTTGTGATGTTTGTGTTTCCATGGGGCGAAAAAGGCACGCCGCTGGAAAAGCGCACCGGCCCGCGTAAATGGCAGCGGGATATTCTGCGGAAGATACGGGCGCACATCGAGGCAAACGGCACGCGAGATCTGTACGAGGTATTCCGCCTGGCGGTGGCCTCGGGGCGCGGGATCGGAAAGTCGGCGCTGGTGAGTTGGTTGGTGCTCTGGATGCTCTCGACGCGGATCGGGGCGAGCGTGATTGTCAGCGCGAACTCCGAAGCGCAGCTGCGCAGCGTGACCTGGGCCGAGATTACGAAGTGGCTGGCGATGCTGATGAACTCGCACTGGTTTGAGATCAGTGCGACGCGCATCGTGCCGGCAAAGTGGCTCACCGAACTGGTGGAGCGCGACCTCAAAAAAGGTACGCGTTACTGGGGCGCGGAGGGTAAGCTCTGGAGCGAAGAAAACCCCGACGCTTACGCTGGCGCGCACAACGACGACGGCATGATGGTCGTGTTTGACGAAGCCAGTGGTATTCCCGACAGTATCTGGAGCGTGGCAGCCGGGTTTTTCACCGAGAACACGCCGCACAGATTCTGGTGTGCGTTCAGCAACCCGCGCCGAAATTCGGGGTATTTTTTCGAGTGTTTTAACGCCAAGCGGAACTTCTGGAGCACCCAAAACATCGACGCCAGAACGGTGGAGGACACCGATAAAGGCGTGTACCAGGCGATTATTGACGAGTACGGCGAAGATTCGCCGCAGGCAATGGTCGAGGTATACGGCGAGTTTCCCGGCGCGGATGAATATCAGTTCATCCCGCTGGGGCTGGTGGAAGAAGCCGCGAAGCGCATGCCGATGCGCGACCCGGATGCGCCTGTGGTGCTGGGGGTGGACCCCGCGCGATACGGCGCGGACGCGACGATTATTGTGGCGCGTCGGGGGCGGGATGTGCTGGAGATTCGGCGGTTCCGGGGCGATGACACGATGACGGTGGTGGGGCACGTCATTGAGGCGATCGAGGATTTTCGGCCGGTGCTGACGGTGATCGACGAGGGCGGCCTGGGCGCGGGCGTGCTGGACAGACTGCTGGAGCAGCGGTATAAGGTGCGCGGCGTGAATTTTGGCTGGAAGGCAAAGGATCAGAAGGCGTACCAGAACAAGCGGGCTGAGATGTGGGGTGCGATGAAGCAGTGGCTGCGCACGGGGTCGATCAAGGACGACAGGAACCTGAAGAAAGACCTGTGCGGCCCGCGCACGAAGCCGAACTCGTCTGGTGCGATTGCGCTGGAGACGAAAGAGCAGATGAAAAACAGGGGCCTGGCCTCGCCCGACGCTGCTGACGCACTGGCGGTAACGTTTGCGTTCCCGGTAGCGCACAGGGAGTACAATCCCCGCAGCCAGCACCGGGTGGTCACGACGCATGGTGGCGCTATGCAGTCGGCCGGGTGGATGGCGCACTGAGGGTCTGTTATGGCGAAGTCGGTGTCTCTGAGCGTTGGTCGAGGCGAAAAGCTGCCCACGAAGCAGGGCGCTGGCCTGACGGCCAAGGGCCGCGAAAAGTACAACCGCGAAACGGGGTCGAATCTGAAGGCTCCGGCGCCGAACCCGAAGACTGAGGCTGACGCAGCGCGGAAGAAATCGTTCTGCGCCCGAATGGGATCGGTTGCGGCAAACGCCAAAGACGGCGAGCGCGCCAAAGCCGCGCTGAAGCGCTGGAAATGCTGAATGCGAGGTAAAAATGGCCACGAAACCCGGTCTCTACGCCAATATCCACGCCAAACGCGAGCGCATTGCTGCCGGCAGCGGCGAAAAGATGCGCAAACCCGGCTCACCTGGCGCGCCTACGGCAAAAGCGTTCCGCGAGTCGGCCAAAACGGCCAAACCGAAGGGGAAATGACATGCCCCGCAACGCGCTAACGCCAAAGGCTCAAAATGCTTTGGTTCGACAATCAGACGAAACGTTTGATTTGTTGCAACGCGCGGCGCAATTTCCTCAATACGGCGAATTGGTGGATTATTTGTCGGCAAGACGAATGATGCCGCCAATAAAAACTCAAGTATTTTACCCTTATAAAGGAGAATTTGAGCAAAATCCTTTGATTGGCGGGCCGTTGCCAAAAACAGGAAAAATTACAATTCGGTCTGGTCAAGGGCCGTCAACAGTGCTACATGAGTTAACTCATGCCGCTGACGCTCAAATGTACAATCAATACTACGAGATAAAAAACCAAGAAAAACAAGGCACAAAATTGACGCCAGCGCAAAAGCAATTTGTAGACGCATTTGAAAAACTTGTTTACAAAGAATCTGGAATTATTGGCTGGCGTCTGTATGAATATAACAGACGAAAAACTGCTGAAAAAATTGCGCCAGATTGGGTCAATCAAAATAAAGGCTATCGCTCTTCTTCAGATGAATTGCCTGCGTTTGGCATGGGCAGCACTGTTGACAACACAAAAAATCGGCCCGACGCCCCGCCGCACGTTGACCCAACGTACGCCACCGAATTTTCTGTTCTAATGGATCTGGCGCGCCGCGCGCAGCCTGTCATCCCTGGGAGGTAACATGCCGCTGGTGAAATCCGCGTCCAAAGAAGCGTTTCGCAAGAACGTGAAGACCGAAATGGCGCACGGCAAACCGCAGAAGCAGGCGGTGGCCATCGCGTACAACACGCAACGTGCCGCAAAGGCGCCTGCGAAGGGCAAGAGATAACATGGCACGGGATGACGGCATCGGCGGCGCGGAGCGCGTTGCCAACGGCGGATCGGACCGCTCTGAACTGCTGGCAGAAATGCGGTCGCGGATGCAGTCCGCTCAGTCTGCGTTTTCGCTCACGCGGCAGGCTGAGTTGGATGATCTGCGGTTCATGGCCGGCAGCCCCGACAACAACTGGCAGTGGCCGCAGGACGTGCTGGCCACGCGCGGTAGCGTGCAGGGCCAGACGGTAAACGCCAGGCCGTGCCTGACGATCAACAAACTGCCGCAGCACGTTCGCAACGTCACCAACGAGCAGCGCCAAAACCGCCCTAGCGGCAAGGTCATCCCTGCCGACGACCGCGCCGACCCCGAGGTTGCCGAGATTTTCGACGGCATCGTGCGGCACATCGAGTACATGTCTGACGCCGACGTGGCGTACGACACGGCTTGCGACAATCAGGTCACGTTTGGCGAGGGGTATATCCGCCTGCTGACGGAGTACTGCGACGAGGACACGTTCGATCAGGACATCCGCATCGGCCGCATCCGCAACGCGTTTAGCGTGTACATGGACCCGATGATCCAAGACCCCTGCGGGTCGGATGCGCGGTACTGCTTTATCACGCAGGACATCACGATCAGCGAGTTTGAGCGGATGTTCCCGGATGCTACGCCGATTACCACGCTGCGCACGCAAGGCGTGGGCGATGCGTCGATGGGGTACTGGCTGAACGAAGACGTCATTCGGATCGCGGAGTATTTCTACGTCGACGAGGTCAAGGCCACGCTGAACCTCTATCCTGGCGGCATGACGGCATTCAAGGGGTCGTTTGAGGCCCGCCAGATGGAAGCGATGGGCATGGAGCCGCTGCGCACGCGCGAGTCGTCCAAGCGCGTGGTGAAGTGGATGAAAACCAACGGTTTCGAGGTTCTGGAGGAGCGGGACTGGGTTGGGAAATACATCCCGGTGGTGCGCGTGGTAGGCAACGAGTTTGAGGTGGACGGGGAAATCCACATCTCGGGCCTAGTGCGCAACGCCAAGGACGCCCAGCGCATGTACAACTACTGGGTGTCGCAGGAAGCCGAAATGCTTGCGCTGGCCCCCAAGGCGCCGTTCATCGGGTACGGCGGGCAATTCGAGGGCTACGAGCACCAGTGGAAGACGGCGAACACGCAGAACTGGCCGTATCTGGAGGTAAACCCTGATGCCACAGATGGAGCCGGAAACTCTTTCCCGCTTCCTCAGCGAGCGCAGCCGCCGATGGCGCAGCAAGGGCTTATCGCCGCCAAGATGGGCGCCTCAGACGACATCAAGGCAACCACGGGCCAATACGATCCATCCCTCGGCGCGACTTCCAACGAACGATCGGGCCGCGCTATTCTGGCTCGTCAGGCTCAGAGCGATACCGGAACCTACCATTATGTGGATAACCTGGCTCGGGCCATCCGCCATGTGACGCGCCAGATCATCGACATGATCCCGAAGATCTACGACACGCAGCGCATCGCGCGGATCATCGGCATGGACGGCCAGACGTCGATGGCCAAGATCAACCCGATGCAGCCCGAGCCGGTGCGCGAGTTGAAGGATCAGAACGGCATCACCATCGAGAAGATTTACAACCCAGGGGTCGGCAAATACGACGTCGTGGTGACTACCGGCCCGTCGTACCTGACGAAGCGGCAGGAAGCGATGGACGCCATGTCGCAGATCCTGCAAGGCTCGCCGCAGCTGTGGGCTGTGGCCGGCGACCTGTTCGTCAAGAACATGGACTGGCCTGGCGCGGAAGAACTGGCTGAGCGCCTGCGCAAAACCATCGATCCGAAGCTGCTACAGGATCAGGACGACCCGGCGCTGCAGGCTGCGAACCAGCAGATTCAGGTGCTGACGCAAGAGATGCAGGCCATGCAGCAGATGCTGCAGAACGTCCAGCAGTCGATGGAAGCGCAGAAGATGCGCGTAGACGTGTTCAAGGCCGAGGCTGACGCCGAGATTAAAGCGTACGAGGCCGAAACGCGCCGCTTGCAGGCTGTGCAGACCGGCATGACGCCGGAACAGGTGCAAGAGATTATCATGCAGACCATGCGCGACATCGCCACCGTGGGTGACATGTCAATCGCCATGCAGGGCCAGATGCCTACGGCCGCACCGCAAGGAATGCCAGTATGAGTTGCGAAAAGTTCATCGGCCAACTGTTCCTGTCGCGCGACGTCGCGCACAGCGTGCATCTGAACACGCGGTCGTACGCCAAGCACCAAGCGCTGGGCGCGTTCTACGACGAGATCATCGATCTGGCGGACAAGTTCGCCGAGGCGTATCAGGGCAAGTACGGCCTGATCGGCCCGATCGAACTGCAGTCGGCGGCCAAGACGAACAACGTGGTGGAGTTCCTTGAGGACATGGCGCAGACCATCATGGACGAGCGCTACGACGTCGTTGAGAAGGAATGCACGCCGCTGCAGAACATCCTCGACGAGATTCTGGCGCTGTTTTACAGCACCCTGTACAAGCTGAAATTCTTGGCGTAAGGAGCCCACTGTGGAACTGCTCAACCCCCTCGACGACGCAACGTTCACCGCACGCACGGCGTCTTACACCGGCACGGCCGGCAACACCGGCACCTGGCCCGCAGGCCCGCAAGGCGTGGTGGTGTGGTGTACCACTGCGGCGTACGTCCGCGTTGGCGAAAGCGCCACGGCTACCACTGCGGACACGCCGATCCCGCCCAACACGCCGATCCCGTTCAAGGTGCCCGGCGGCACCGGCGCACCTTGGCGCGTGAGCGCGATTCAGGTCACCGGCGGCGGCACCGTGTACGCCAAGCCCATCAACATCCAGTAACGAGGCGCTGCTATGCCGTTCTTTGGCGTTCCCATCCGCAACGGCCTGCCCATCGGCCTGGGGTCGGTAGCCGGGTTCGGCGTCCAGCAGTTTGACCCGTCCCAGTTGTTTGAAGGCGGCACCGTAGCCGGCGCTTGGTACGACCCCAGCGACCTGACCACGATGTTCACCACCTCTGACGGAACCACACCTGTGACGATGCCGGGGCAGGGAACCCCGGTGTCGGTGGGGTTGATGCTGGATAAGTCGCAGGGGTTGGTGCTGGGGTCGGAGTTGGTGACGAATGGGGATTTCAGCAACGGCACGACGGGGTGGACCGCATTTAACGCTATCATTTCCAACGTTAGTAACACGCTGAAAGTTGATGACTCAGCAAGCGCCGGTTCTAACTCATCGGCGGTGCAACAACTGAGTTTGACTTCTTTGAAATGGTACAAACTTACATTTACTGTAGTTACAACAGATGCAAACGGGTGGAGCTTATCTCTTAGCCCAAATGCGACAACCACAACTGCGGCTCAACCGTTGGTGAGCGGAACTACAACAGGAACTAAAACTGTATATTTTTTAGCGTCAACAAATAACTATTTATACGTCAGTGTAAACGGTACAGGCATATCATACTTCGACAACATCTCCGTCCGCGAACTCCCCGGCAACCACGCCATCGCCTTCAACAACACCACCGCACGACCGGAATTGCGGGCGCGGGTGAATTTGTTGACGTATTCGGAGGAGTTTAATAATGGGGTGTGGGTAACACTAAACACCGCAGTCACGGCAAACACAACTATTGCGCCGACTGGAACAATATCAGCAGATACGCTAACGGCAAGCGCAGGAAACGCGGAACACTATATTAGGCAAGACATTGCAGCTTCATCTGGCGCAAGAACTTTTAGCATATACATCAAAGCAGGATCTCATTCATTTGTTCAATTAATACACACAAGTTCAAGTGGATATTACGTCAATTTTAATGTATCAACGGGCGTTGTTGGTGCCGCAGGAACAAGATCAGCAGGCAGTATAGAACCTGTTGGAAATGGCTGGTTTCGCTGCGTAGCGGTCTTTGACGGCACCGCTGCTTACGGCGCAGGTATACGAGTTTATATAATCGGCAATAATACTGCAACTTATGCGGAAATTTATAACGCTCTCGGTACTGAGACAGTCTACATCTGGGGCGCCGACCTCCGCCCCGCCAACATCGGCGCCAACATCCCGGCCTACCAGCGCATTGCTGACGCCAACACCTACGACACCAACGGCTTCCCGCTGTACCTGCGGTTTGACGGCATTGACGATGGGATGTACACGCCTGCGAATCTGAACCTGTCCGCGACGGATAAGGTTGGGGTGTTTGCGGGGGTTAGGAAGTTGAGTGATGCCACCATTGGAACTATTACTGAGTTGTCTTCAAACGCAAGTACAACAAACGGAACATTCCAATTAAGGGGGCCTGCCACTAATGGAGCGCAAAACTATTACGCAACTGTAAGCGGCACAAGTGTTGCCGAATATCTGCCAGCAACGTTTGCGGCGCCAATTTCTAATGTTGTGTCTTCAATAATGGATATTGCCGGAGCATCAATATCTACAGAGCTTATTCCAAGAGTAAACGGTATTGTTGAGCAAGACTCCCCATCTGGTTCGGCTGGAACCGGCAACTTCGGCACCTATCCGCTCTACATCGGCTCTCGCAACAACAGTACCTTCTGGCTCAACGGCCACCTTTACTCTTTAGCAGTGGTTGGCAGCGCCGTATCTGCCGGCAACATTGCTGCGATGGAGAATTGGGTTGCGGGGAAGACCGGCATCCAGATTTAGAGGCACACCATGACCGACGTCTTCCGCACAATGATTCTCGACGCCGCCGACGCCCCGCTAGGCCGCTCCATCGCCAACATGTTTGCCAACAGCGACCAGCACATGTGGCAAACCGGCCTCAGCGCAGACGGGCGCAGCCCGGCGACACACTACATCAGCACAGGGTATGTGCCCGAGGGCTATCAGGTGCTGACGCCCTGTCAGTGGTGGGAGTGGCAGCAGCCTGACCCCGATCAACCCGGCCAATGGGTGATGGTGGACTCCTACCCCGGCAGACCTGACTTCGTGTACGAAGCCTGCCAGCAGGCCGAGCCGCCGGTGGAATGCACGCTGGAAGACGTCGAGGGCCTGTTCGCACGCGCCGACATGACGCCGCAAAACCCTTGGGTTGCCATGGGTCGCCTCGGCCTGCAAGTGGTGCAGACTGAAGAGAATATGGCCACCTTGGAGCCGTTGCTGTGACACCCAAGCCCGCACGCGGGATCATCGCCTGGGTGCTGCGGCGCACCGGCTTCGCGGGCGTGGCGCTGGCGCCGTGGGGGATTTACATCCTGCCGGAGCACATGTACTCCGACAGCCTGATCCGCCACGAGCAGGTTCACTGGCAGCAGTGGCAGCGCATGGGCACGGTGAAATACTACGCGACCTATCTGTGGCAGATCATTCGATACGGATACCGCAACGCGCCGATGGAAAGAGAAGCGCGCGGCGAATAAATTAGCGTGGTATATTCCGCGCCATCGTACCGGCCCGTTGACCGGGGATTCCACGGAATCACATGGACGCAGATCAACTGCCCGTAGCGGACACCGCGCCAGCGGAAACCGTGCAAGCGCCCGAGGTGACGGCCACCCCGGATGTCGCTACTGATGCGCCGGCTGAACAGTCAAAGACTTTCACGCAAGAGGAAGTCGACGCACTGATCACCAAGCGGCTCGCAAAAGAGCAGCGCAAGTGGGAAAGGAAGCTCACGCAACCTGCCCAGCAACGACCCGTTACCGCCCCCGCACCCACTGCGGATCAGTTCGCCAACGTCGACGAGTACGCGCAAGCGCTTGCCGAACGCAAGGCGCAAGAACTGGTTCAGCAGCGTGAGCAGCGGCAGCAACAGGAAGCCCTGCTGGAAAGTTATCAGGAGCGCGAAGAAGCGGCCCGGGAAAAGTACGACGACTTCGAGCAAGTCGCGCTGAACCCGAAGCTGCCGATCACGACCCTGATGGCGCAGACCATCCAAGCCTCTGACGTGGGGCCGGATGTTGCGTACTACCTCGGGAGCAATCCCAAGGAAGCGGAGCGGATTTCTCGGCTGCCGGCTTATTTGCAGGCCAAGGAAATCGGCAGGATCGAAGCCAAAGTGCAGTCGAGCCCGCCGGTAAAGAAAACCTCTGCGGCCCCCACGCCGATCACGCCTGTTACCGCCAGGTCTGCGTCTACGACGTACGACACCACTGACCCGAGGTCTGTGAAGAACATGACCACCAGCCAGTGGATCGAGGCCGAGCGGCAGCGGCAGATGAGGCAGTGGGAAGCCAAGAATCGCGTTCGTTGAACTGAAAGGAATCTGTCATGGCTCAAAGTCTGTTGACCATCGACATGATCACCAACAAAGCGTTGGAGATCCTGGAGAACAACCTGGTCATCACCCGCAACGTGAATCGTCAGTACGACGATTCGTTCGCCGTCGAAGGCGCCAAGATCGGCGACACGCTGCGCATTCGCCTGCCGGATCGCGCGCTGGTCACCGACGGTGCTGCGCTGCAAGTGCAAGAGGTGCAGCAGCAGTTCACCACGCTGACGATCGCTTCGCAGAAGCACATCGGCGTCAACTTCACCTCGGCCGAGATGGCCCTGTCGCTGGACGACTTCGCTGATCGCGTGCTCAAGCCCCGGGTTTCGCAACTCGCGGCCAGCATCGACGCCGATGTCGCCAACGCGTACAAGGACATCTTCCAGTCTGTCGGCACCCCCGGCACGACGCCGGCCACCTCGCTGGTGCTGCTGCAAGCGCAGCAGAAACTGAACGAGGCTGCCGCTGTCATGTCGCCGCGTTACGCCACGGTCAATCCGGCGGCCAACGCGGGCTTGGTGGAAGGCATGAAGGGCCTGTTCAACCCGACCAGCACGATCTCGCGCCAGTTCAAGAACGGCATGATGGGCGAAGGCATCCTCGGCTACGAGGAGATCAACATGTCGCAGTCCATCA